AATAATTAAAAAGTCAAAAGTATATCCTCTGAGCGCATCGTAGTTTTCAGCTGATCTAAAGTAGATAGTTGAGTCATTCTTTAGATGTATTTCATAGGTAGAGTAGTTGACTTTCTTGGTTATCTTGGCTTTGGCTATTACATCGTGTAGTTCTTCCATTACCTTTCTAACCTGATTATATGTAGGTGAGATAAAGGCTACTTTACTTCCGTTATTATTGATACTGAAGTATAGGAGAAAGTTCATCATTAGTGTTGTTTTGCCTGCTTGACGCGAGCTCACCAATGTATAATACTTGGCCTCACTATTGAGGACCAAGTCTATAAACCCTTGTTGGCCAGAAGTAGGTCGTAATCCAGTTGCCTTCATTCTATCTCAGTAAAGTCAGTGTCTTCTGTCTTTTCTTCTAATTGAGGGCCAAAGTTAAATGTGATACCTTTGAGTAGGTTCTCACCATCAGCATCTGTTAGTTGTTGTTGGCTGAGTTTAGGTACAAACCTTTCGGATAATGCTAGGACTATCTTCATGGCTTCTTTGGGATCCTCAGCTGCGACTTGAGCTAACCATATTGATAGATTATCTAAATTGTCTTCGAGCAGCATGGCGAACGCCTCTTTAGTTTTCTTGGTATAATTGTTCATTGTACCTTTCTTTCTGCCCGCTGGGTTTCCTGATTGTCCTGGTTTAAACGCCATCTTGTTCTTTGTTTTGTTTTTCTGCACGTTTTAGCATTCTGATTGCTTCTTGCGCTCCTTTGTCAGTTGAGGTTCTAACTGTGTAGATAACCTCGTCATGTGGCCAAAAGGTTAATTCACCTTTTTCATCACGAAATACCTTGTATTCTCTCATACTCTGCTAATAGTCTTTTTTTAACGTTAGCGACACAACGACCACATGAACTAATCGGTATATTTTGATTAGAAACGTAGTTATAGATGTCGTACAATCTTTGTAGTTGTTCTCGGCTACACTTGACATTACCAAGTAGTTGGATATTCTCATGTAACCATTTATAGTCTGCTTGATTCATAACATAATTTTATATAATAATTCTGAAGTTACAGCTGCTATCGAAGCCACTAATACACCCCAAACATCATATAGAAATATAAAAGGTATAATCGATAGCCAGAAGGTTAGGCACATGTTGCATTTGAATGGTTTATTAGGTAGCCAACTAAACTTTGAAAGAAAGTCTGCTGCTAAATGGCCTAAACATGCTACACCTAATATGTTAATAAATAGTTCCATCTTTAACTCTTGTTTTTATATAGTCGATAGCCTCGTTAACGGCTTGCGATATCGATGTTCTTGGTATACCAGTCTTGCGACTCAGTTCACTGTAGTTGGGTTCATCTAACCACATTTTAAATAATGTAGCTCTAAACCACTGTTCTACAGTATCTGATTCCATGTCTTCTAGGATGCCTTGAATTGATTCTATAGTTAGATCTAACTCAATGTCATAGGGCTCATCCATGAGCTCCTCTGCTGTGTTGTCATAGAGTTCATAGACCTTTCCGTTTTGGCGATACAATTTATGGTATGGCGAAGTACTAGAATGAAACGATCGATAGAGCATGCCACTCATAAACTTCATCGCTTCATCTTTATCAATCAACTCTTGGGCTCTATCGTGCAGCATAAAGTACTCTATGATATAGTGACCTAATTCGTTAGCTGTATCTTGTTTGCACTTGCATATTGATTTAGCCATACTCATTATCTTGTCATAGTTATATGTTAGAAATTCATTTATGTTCAAATCGATTTAAAATATCTTTTAACACTGAGCAATGTTCGTAGTACTCTTCTAATTCATACTTTTCAAGCGCATCGTATAGTAGGTATTGACACTCAGTTAGATCACCTTGGGCTTCATCTAAAAAGAAACCAAAGATTACAGTTTGTACCTTGTTCTTTTGTTTTGAGGACATGCCCCAATATCCGCTTGTTAGTAATGTACTCATTTTAGCTTCATGTCGTAATCTTTATATTTTGCTTTTATAGCCGCAACAAAATTACGGTTACCTGGATTAGGTACTAACCAAAAAGTTTTACTTGGTATATTATGATCATACTCAGCTAGTGCACCTTGATCTAGAATATAGGACCAAACTACTATATTTCTAAAGTCTTGTAGTTCGTAATCAATTTCATCTGGCTCCCAATGTTTAAACTTCATATCAAACTTGTAGTCTGATGTCATAGCTACTACAAATACACTAGTTAGGTTTTTAAACATAAAAGCTGGTCCTTCACCAGTTCGAAGCACACCTAATATAGTTGTAACATCATATTGCCAAATACTGTAGTAGTCATGATCTGGATACTGTTTTTTAACATAGTGCATAAAAGCTACTAATAGCAGTTCTTCTTCAGTTACCTGTCCAACTAGGTAAATGTATCGTTTTGGGATCTGTACCGTCATGTTTGTTGTCTTGGTTATTTATCAGAATAACCCAGAAGCATTTTGAGTATTGTCTGGCGCAGCAGATTTCTCTTGATAGGTATAATGTATCCAAATTTTACCAGACTCTTTGGTGAGCTTGATAAAGCCTTTGGTATGCATTTGCTTTATATTATAGATAATGTCTTTTTCATGGGTACAATGGATTCTAGCTTGTATCCTAGACATATACTCTATCTTGTTTTTACCGTCTCTTGTTAATTTCTTGAATAACGCGAGCATTTGCTTTTGAATACCATTAACTTTAGTATCGTTCCAAATGGTTGCAGGTATAGCTAGATCAGAATAGCTATAGCTTCTTTCGTAGATTTTGTTCATGATGTTTTATTTTGTTTTTGTTTTAATGCTAATCTTTGGTATAGTCTTTTTTCTGCGTCATAACCTAATTCAAGGTCAGACATGTATTCTTTGTGAAGGTTGTGCTGCTTCGCTAAAGAAGCAGCATCACCTTCTCTATTATCCCCCTCTTTAGAGGGGGTATGGTTGGCCATTTTGACGTTATCAATAACGTCATTTTGACGATATAAACCAATTAGTTTTAGAGTAGGTGTATACTCATTTGCATTGCGATCAGCTTGGCCTGATTTAACATTGACTAATTGTAATTCAGCTAATTTAGTCATAGCACGAAATGCAGTTGGTTCAGATATTCCAACAGCTTTTGCTAATTTTTTGTATCCAACGCGTAATGTTTTATCATCTTTATAGAATGACATTACTGCTGATGCTAATAAAATTTGATTGGCCGATAGGCCTAGTTCAACTAATTGTTGAAGTGGTATGTACTTTAAATATTTGATTTTCATGGTTCATGCGTGTTTTTGGCCTTTGTTACTAACTATATGCTAGTTGCAGCAAATAGTTTCAACTGTATATCTATCTGATCACACTCACAAAAATTGTCACATAAAAAAAGGACCGACCTCTGAAGCGAAAAGATCGGTCCTCAAACCATAAAAATAAAATAAATCAAATTAAACGATATGAACCGTTCAATTATTATATTTATCTAGCTAAAGTTGTTTCATAAAAAAAGGGGTAGAATAACTCTACCCCTTTGGCTGTCTTGTCGTAGAACACGCATGTAAAATAGAATTCAAAACAATCAACAAAACTACGACAGTTCATTTTTTCGGCCTAAATAAACATTCTAAATGACAGCCTGATTAGTAAAAAATAAAAAAAAATAGATTAATATAGGCGGATAAATCCACAAATATGTAACATAAATGAATACCACGTTTGATATCCACCTATTATATATCTATACATTATTTTGTTTCTAGCTGGTCGTTGTTTCTTTTAACGTACCATGACCATCCAAAACCAATCAGCGTAGAAGCTGCACCAACAGCTTCGAGTAGTTCTGATTCAGTAAACAGTCCATTAGTGACTAGAGCGCCTCCAGCCAATGTCAGAGCGTGTCTGATGAATCCTAATATTTGATCTTGTGTAAACATATTACTTTTGTTTTTTTAGTGAGTTAATAATCTTCTTGGTATCTAATACCTTTTGATCATCTGCAAACGGACACTTGTCTGGATCATCAGCTAAACCACCGAAGATAAAGTCAGTGCGTTCACCATGTTTGAGTTTACCTACATTAGCTTGAATGTTATCATGCATTGCGTAGCCAAACTTCTCAACTTCAGTAGCAACCCAAACTACAGTACTCTTGAGTCCCATAGCTGCAGCTGCATGTTGATAGACTGAATCAATTAGAAGTCTTTTCTGAGACTCTTGGAGTACTACCAGGCACTCTCTAATATTTAAATCAGCAGTATGTTTAGTACCATTGATTTCAAGCTGACCATTAGCTCTCAAATGAACCAACTCATATTCATCAGTAAACTCATTTAGTACGTCTACTACTTCCTCTAATGGAAGGTCACGAGACCAAGAATAACCTTGATTTTGACCTCCATTAGTTTGGAATGCTAGTATTGGTTTCTCAAAACCTGATAGTATCTGTCTAACTTTGCTGCATTCAGCTTTATTTAGATAGATTTCAGGTTTAACTGACTCGGCTTTACCATTAACCATTAGATTAAAGGTTGCAGTCAAGTCAGATTTATTTTGTATGAAATCTTGTTCTCTGTATGGGTCATTAAATATGAGTTTATCATATTGTTTTAACTCATCAGTAAAGTATCTCAACCCGTTAAAGTCTAATACTTTGTTAACATTAGGGTTACCTATCCATACTTGTGGCCAAGCAGTCAATACATCGACTTCATGACCATCTTTTTTTGCAACTTTTACAGCACCTGTAGCAGCGATATTTTTGCCAATACCGCCTTCGATGTTTAAAAGTATCTTCATATTAGTCTAATTCTACAATAGTTGCTGTGTATCCTAAACCTTCGAGAGTTTCTTTTACTTTTGCGTTTGCGAATGCCAAGATGTCAGCACCGTCTACTGCACGATCATATGCATACTGAAAGTCAGCTCTGATGTCAACTCTGAGGTTGTCTTTGCCTGCAGTGAATGCAGCTTCATCTAACCAAAATTCTGGGTATGCCATCACCATATCACCTTGTAGGTTTAGTGCAGCGTTTGTGCGAGCATATGCAGCGTCTAATACTTGACCTGTTGGTTGCTCAAATTGTCCTGTTACGTTTAATGCCATAATAGTATATGTTTTGTTTGTTTGTTTATTATTAAGGAGTATATGTTACTATATTTCCTGAGTTATCTATCCCGATTCCTAGAGTAGTCAATCCATCAGGTGAAGTAACTACGATGCCTTTACCAGCTACGCAAGCTTCGAGTTGGCAACCAGTTACAGTATTTACTCTTGATGCTGTTACAGCTCCAAGTGCTATAGCTGAACATGCTGTTGCTTGTGCGTCACGACCTATAGCAACTGCACAGCATGCAGAAGCTCTAGTAGTAGTTCCAATACTAATACCATCACCTCCGCTAATAATGTAATCCTCACCAATACCTAAACCTCTATCAGCTCCAACTGCACAAACAACTCCAAAACCAATTGCAACACTTCCTCCAGATGCAAAAGCTCTAGCGGAACATCCGATTGCAATTCCTTTATCTTGAGTGCTACAAGCTTGAACACCTATAGCCACAGTATTAGTATTTGTTACTGTAGCACCACAACCAATTGCTATTCCGCATGTGCCCGCCGATCCGACACAAGCATTTTCACCTATAGCTATTGAATATGTTGATAAAGCACAAGCTTGGTGAACTGCAGTTGAAGCAATTCCACAAGCTTTTGCTAGATGTCCAAGTGCTGTAGAGCCACCACTTGCAAATGTAATAAATCCAAGTGCTACGCCTTGATTACCAGAAACACAACTATTAATACCAAATACTTGACCATTAGTAGGAGTTGTAGCATTTACACCAACTACAGTTCCATCGTAACCTCCAACACATGAATTTTTACCAATTGCAATACCTGCATTATTAGTTGAACCAACAGATTGTGCATTGTCACCAATAGCAATATTACCACCAAGTGTGCCACTTGTTAAAGCTCCACTACCTATTGCGATTGAGCATGATGCTGCAGCATCAGCAGCAACAGTAGTCAAACTTGCAGCTGATTGCATAGAATCAGTACCAGTGCCTGATACCAAACCTGCAGCTCCACCGCCTCCTCCGACAGGTGTAGAGTCAATTTGAAGATTACCAGATGCATCGATGTTTAATCTACGTGCAGTTGATCCAGCGTCAGTCATAATGATACCACCAGCAGTTGGTGTTGATGCTGTCTGAGTTTCTAATGCTTTGACTGAGACTGTGTCAGCTGTTGCAGCTGTAACTCCTTGGCCTAGTGCGTACGCTCCGTTAGCAGTAGCCGAACTTGTAGATCCAATCGCACCCGCAAACTCACCTGTAACTGACGTTCCACAGCCGATGGCAATACCATGGTATTTGTCTAAAGCAACTTGGGCTGTATTTCCTATCGCTATACTAGAACCTCCACAAGCGTCACTGGCAAAACCCACTGCAATATCACATGTACCGTAACTACAAGAAGATGTACCTACTGCTATCGAATGCCCCAATCTTGTTGAAGATGAAGTACCTATGGCAATTCCATCTGTTGAATTTGCGCAACTATTAGCGCCTAATGCTACTGCATTTGAATCTGCTTTTGCAGAAGTGCCAATCATAATTGCATTTGTTTTCACCGTTGGCGCACCCACCCCCGCGAGATATCCAATAGAAACGTTACAAGTCCCTGAAGCATCTGAAGCACCACAACCAATGGCTAAACTAAATTTGGTGCCGATGACTTCTGCGTCACCACCTATGGCTATACCATCATATACTACCCTAGTATTACACCCAATAGCTATTTGTCCAGTTCGTATACTTGATGCTCCTTGGATACAAGCATCATATCCTATGGCTATTCCTCCAGTAGCGTTAGGATTGACAAGAGCTGTATCACCCAAAGCAATCGAGCATGCAGCTGCAGCTACAGCTGGTGTAGTTACTAAACTATCTGCATTCTTCATAGAATCAGTACCAGTTCCTGATACTAAACCTGCAGCAGCTGCTGGTAAACCAGTGACTGTAGCACCTGAGAGATCAAGTGTGCCTGTGAATGAAGCTGATGAGGTACCTAACGAAAGCGTTGATGCATTTGCTAGACCATCTGTTATTATTTTTTCTGTAGCACCGATAGCACCGCTATCTCCTGCTTTTAATAGCCCTTGATATGATGAGCTAATAGTATTTCCTGTTAATGGTACATTTGCCATGTTATGTTGTTATTATATTATTATGCCCAAACTCTCGTTTCAGCTTCCCAATTTCTTGTATTTAGATTCCAAATGAATGGAGGTGGCGTTGGTATTCCATTACATGCATCATCTGCTATAGCATACCACCAAGAATTGTTTTTAGGTTGACTAATTCCATAGTGATTTGCGAGTGCAATAACCCAACTACCATTGACTGGAGCTGTAACACCCTCAGCTACACAGAGCGCTTGAAGCCATGAACCATTAATTGGACCAGTGGCACCAAGATAGAGCGCAGCAGCACTCACCCATGTGCCTCCAGTAGGTTCTGTAATAGCACCACTAGAGATACACTCTGCATAGTCTTTTGTTGCATTTAAAATATCCATCAATTAGAAATATAATTTTACTTTGAGTTGTTCACCTTCTTTAGGTATACCTTCAGCTTTTTTACGTTAGTATTAGTAGCTTTAGTATGTTGCGGAAGGGCCGCAGTCGTCGCAGTCGCCGTATTTTTCTTCATAGTAATTTAGGTTAGATTTGCCTGTAACGAGTCCACTAAAGTATGGATTCTTTTTGTCTGGCATCATGCCATCAGTTCCAGGTGCGTCATACTGTGGGAACATACCTGGATTGTCGATAAAGAATTTGACTAATCTCTTGTTATAGAATTCAGCCAAATCAAGTACAGTTTGTCTCAAATATTTTAACTCATCAAGAGTAGTAGGTGTAGTCTCTTCACTGGAGCCATTTAGGACACCCTGGTTAGCTATTTTATACTTGATCGAAGGTAACATTAGATAAAGAGCATACTGCATCAGAGTAGGTCCTATGTAGTCTTTGAGTAGCGTAGTTTCGTCTGAGTTTAGATCGTTAGCTACTACTCCATCCTTGATTCTAGTGTAAAGCAGAGTGCCTAATGAATTTTGAATATAGATATCTTGTGCTTGTAGAATGTGTGGAGTTATTTCGTTCATACGCACGTTGTCATCCAACTGCGTCCACTGTTTCATTCTTTGTTCGGATACTAAAAGTACTGTATTTGACATGTTAGTCCATTGTTATGTTTTCTTCAACTGCAGGATCGTCAGCATCAGTGCCTACCAACATTGGAGTTGGTTCGATCTCTAGTTTGACGTTTAGACCATAGAGGTTCAACATATAACCAAATGATCGAAGTATCTTCTTCTGCTTCGGTAGCACTACAGTATTCATAAAGTGTGAATATGATGTGATGATCTCTTCTGAGTTTGAGCTGAATCCTGCACCTTCTTTAATGCCCAAAAGTAGTGGGGATGTGATTCTATGTGCAGTTAGTATGCGAGATGTGATACGTTGCTCAAGTGTTAGATAGTATTCGTCATTAGTTGACTCTATCGGGGTAACTTGTAGCTCCTTGCCTGGCTCTGAGAAAGCCAAAAAGAAGCGGCCAGCGTTGTCTTCTCCTGTGAAAGTATCCTCGATCTCTCTATAGATGTCTCTTCGCTCTTCAGGATTAGGTACTCCGTTTCTAAATTGCACAAACATGGAGGGGGCAAGTCCGTTGGAGATGTTGGCGTTGTGAAACCTTGATACACGCGCATCAAGCTGAATATCATTAACACCACCGATATAATGAGGTAAAGCATATACTTCGTTTCCGGGGGTATAATTCTTGCAATAGTAGATTTGACTTGCATTATCACCTTTTGTATCTGTAACACTAAACGCTGCATATTCTACTGGTCTATATTTTCTGATTTGGGACCAATCAGACGAATACCAGTATGAATTAATGTTGTCTTCTTCATCTGGCTTTCCTGATCTAACATTAGCACAAGGTAGGTGGTAGATTTCAGCTATTCTTGTTCCTTCCTTGTTCCAAATTACATTAATTGCATATGCACCAAATATAGTGTAATCTAATGCAATCTTTTCGAATACTTCATTGATAGTCTCTCCAGCTGAGTTTACGTATTCTTCACCCCAATCTACGATGCCTTCACCTACGATACCATCTTTAATAGCATCGATACAAGTGTGATTCATTGCAGAGGTATCATAAAGTGATATCAATTCTTGTGGGAACAAGTTATCGTTGCCAAATTGCATCCACTCTTTACCTCTGATCTCTCTAATAACTGGTAACTCCATAGCTTCAAACTTGGAGCCTTTAATAGAGTATAGTCCTTCTGGTATGTTTCTCATAGTTTATTGTTAATAATTTGGGCGATAGTAGACATCAGCCTCTCTTCTTTCGTTTGTAGATATGTATTCATCCTCGCCAGCGCCGCCACCAGGCTCAGTGATAATCTTGACTATATCTTGAGTATAGATTATATCAGGCTGAACATCAGCTCCTTGGCCAATATAGTATGTGTAAAATCCATTCTTGTGATTCTCATCCCAATCATTTGGAAATTCTACTATTAATTTAGCATATCTATCAGTTTGTGTAATGAGCGTGACATCAAATGGACCTTCATACTCTTGCGAGTATTCGCTACGTAACCACAGCTTTGTTGTAATTGTGCTGAATGTAATCGTAGGATTATTCACATAAAAATCACCTCTATTTAGTTGAACCGTAGTTGTCATGTATAAAATGTGTGTTTACATCTAGAAATATAAAAAACCAATTTGTTGTAAAAAAGAAAGGGGACCTATTGGTCCCCTCTCATTCTATATGTGGATGTCGATTATGCCTCGACGATTGAGCCAGTAACTTCGTATGAAGGTGAAGCTTCCGCGCCTGAGATAGTGATCTCGTAACCATTGCGGTCAGAGTATGCAGTGCCGCTAACAGATGTGCCAGCAGTCATGTATGCACCACGCTCAACGCCAACTGAGAAGTACTTTCCATTGTTGTCTTTGAACACTACAACCATGTTAGTTGCTTGTGCCATCAACAAGATCTGATCTCTCTTGCTAGCTTCCATTTTATTGAAAACCATAGTGAGAGCTTGATCATAGAATACAGTACCATTCTCTTGTGAAACGTTGATAGTCTCAGTGAACGAACTAGTTTGTCTAGGAACTTCAAATTCAAAGAAATCTGCTGGCGTCAATGCTGATCCACCTACTGTGATAGCTGTGATAGTACCCGCTGATTCAGTGATAGATTCTACAGGACCGTTAGCGATAAACACTTTATCGATACCTGCATTGCTATCATTGCAATCAAGAGTAAATCCAGCTGTTAGGTTTGAGCAAGCCATATTATTTCTTGTATTTTTTAGTTATCCTAGATTATGCTAGGCCATTTGTTCCGAAGACGTTTACTTGGTGTACTGCAACACCTAGTCTCCACTTTGAGATGAACTTTACAGTATCTTGGCCCCTGTCCCAGAAGAAGGTCATAGAACTTGCATCATCTTCAAGTCCTGTACCTGCAACTATGAACTCAGCAGGACCAGCGCATACGTAGTCAGAGCCGATTAGACCAGAAGTCTTTACAACTTTGATGTTTGCACCTGGCAACTCTAGAGTTCTGCCATCACCTTGATCGTAGTGGTAGTAGTTTTGCGCAACCAATGCTCTACGTAGAGTGTTGAAGTTAGCAGGAGAAACGATCATAATTAGATCTTCTCTGTCTTTTACTTCTTCAGCGATTGCATCGAAGATGTTCAATGCCTGCTCAACCGCGTTATTTACTACCCAAGCTGCAGGAGATGCAGAAAGAGTAGCACCGTTAGCTGCAGTTACTTGAGCTTTGATACCGTTAGCAGTACCATCGCCATTGATGAGGAAGCCTTCGTTGTACTTCTTGACACGCTCAACGTAGTAGTTGGCGATGATTTCTTCGAAAGGTACGTTTTCGAGGTGTGCAGAAGGAGACATGCGCTGAGACATCCAGTATTGGCGAAGGTCTTCAGGACATAGGTCCATTTTTACTTGCTTGTCACGGATAGTAATGTCAACTTGTGTGAAGTTAACGTCACCTGAAGGGTTCCATCCGCAAGCTAGGTCAGCAACGTTGAGGTCGCCGTCCATGAGGTTAATTGCAACAGTTCCTGCTGAAAGACCAGATCTCAAATCGATCTCGCCCATCAAGTCAGTAGTTAATACTGCTTTTGCAATCAGGTCTAGTGAATTCTCATCAGTATATGCTGTGAGAGCTGTTAAATCAAATGCCATGATTAAAAATTATTTGTTTTTTGGGTTAGATTATTTCTTGTTTCTGATTTGGATTAGTCTTTCTAATCTGTCTTCAGCAAGATTTTTGCGTTGTGCAGCGTTTTCTGAGAAGGTGTTGCTGACCTTTTTTGCAGCTGGTAAATCAGCTACTGAGTTGAATCTTTCAGTTAAAGCAGAAAGCTCTTCTTTAACATCTTCAACTTCAGTCATGTAACCTTTGATTAGTTCAGCGATAGCGACTAGCATCTCGTCTGCGCTCATCTCGACTTTCTCTTCCTCATCTTCAAAAGTTTCTTGCTCTTCTGAAGGAGTTAGTTCTTCGCCTTTCTGTTCGACAGACTGTACTTCTCCGTTTTCACCAACAGTAACCAAAAGCCCAGTAGTTGTCTCGTGAACACCAGCAGGTGCAAATGGATCCTCATCAGCACCTTCACCAGCTCTAACGAATAGGATTGCTCCTGGCTCTAGCTCGCCTTCGGTGTAGACTTCGGTACCATCAACTAAAGTAGCCTCTGCGAAGTTCATCTCGACAACAGTTTCTTCTGAAGCACCAAGCATAACTTTTAACTTGGTAATAGCGTCATTTACTGTCATGATATGTAAATATTTTTAGTTATTGGGTTTTAACCCGTACAGATAGAAATATAATTGACAGTATTTATGACAAAAGTGTTATTTTTGATTCTTTTTGCCTTCTTTTCTGATCTCTATGATCCTTGCAATGTTCAAGCCAATACCAGTTATTAACAGTACAATTGTTAATATCGCGTTCCAATCAATCATTACTGCTCCTGCAGCTGCGATAGTAGTTCCGTTTGCTATATTGTCTTTGATATCTTGCATCATAGCTTCTTTGCGACTTCAATAAAGTTACCAGCAATGCTGAAACCGTTTATTGTTCCGTCTTTGATTTTTTGCCACGTTTCTTGGTTATTGATTTTATAGCTGACCATCCAAGTTCCTTTAGGTACGGCAAAGCCCAACGATTTCGATTTATCCATTTCAGGATCCTCAACAATCCAACTTTCGAGTAAAGTATTTTCAGTGGTGACTTTTTCATCGTGGTCAATATCAGTATTATTCATTTTATTGTACTCAAAGAACTTGCGTGCAATATTCTTGATAGTGTCTTTTGAAAAGAATACGTGGAATGGGTTACCTTTCTCATCCTTTCTGAGTATCAACTGTTGAGGTATCATAGCTGGTCCACTAACTATCATCTCTTCTTCATTGGCAAACATCATGCGATAGCCACCTCTTGGTCTTGACTCCATAGTCACACCCATCTCATTCTCAGTTGCTGGTCCTTCTGATACTATAACAGTTCTACGACCATCTTTGTAGAGTCTAACTCTTTCAAAGTAATGGCGACAGTTCGGTCCACCTTTCCATCTCATAATAGCATCTCTACCAGAATCTATACCATTACCTACAGAGCTGCCCATTTGCTGCAACTCTTCGATAGTGTAGACTTTATTCATATTCATCATAGCTGTGCAAAATGCTCTCTGAGGAGTTGGACCAGCGTAGCGATACTTTATCTCTCCTTCGTTTTCTTTTTTTAGTATCTTGCCAAGTATATCAAGCGCGCCGATACCCTTCATCCAATCTCCAATGTCTGTAAACTCTTGTTTGGTACCATCGATGTAGATTGTATCTTCGTAATTGATTGTCTCACCTAACTCACTAGCTAGTTTGAGGTATGCAGTCATAGATGCATCTTCTTCGCTACCTTCCCAATATGTGTAGCAGATAGCAGCTGCTTGATCTTCAGGATAACCTTCACCGATAACAACTGGTATACATCTTGAAATAAACTCATCTTCTGATTCACCTGATTTAGGCTCTACAAACTGATGTTCGTCTGCAAATGCTAGAAAATCTACGCCAATTGCTGGCTTGTCTACGAGGGACATAACCTCTACTCCGAGATCATCGAACTCTAGGTTTTCCCAATCAATTAGTAATTCTACTATCTTTTTCATGTTATATGTATTACAATCTGGCCAGATCGTCTATCTTTTTATTTGCCTCTTGCTGTGAGGTCATCTCATCAGCTACAACATATGCTTTGATAACTGGTTGGCCACCACCTTGACCATTAGGTCCAACTATATTGCCAGTATCTTGACCTTCAGCAGCTTCTGCTAAACCAGCAGTTGGATCAAACGATGGTATATTTGGTTGTGATGGACTTGGTCCTGTACCACCACCAGTATCTGGACCTGGTGTTTTAGTACTCAAGATGGCTTTGACATTGGCCAAACCTCCTGCGATAGCCACACCTGCTGCAATTTGTGCTCTAACGATAGATGTTGGATCACCTGGTATGAGCTGCGAGGTGTATGCTTTCTGAGCTCCTAAATACGTATCAATAGTAGTCTGAGCAATGGCTGCTGCTTTACCAGCTGCAGTGCCTTCGCCAACAAGTTTACCAATAGCACCAAGAGCTTGGCTAGCTACTTCAAGGTTAGCTTCATTGACTTGGCGTTGTAGTGCCATCTCATAATCAGCTTCTGCTTTCTTTAGCTTCTTCTTTTGGTTAGAGTAGTACTCATTAACTCTAGCTTTCTCCTCTTCAGTAGCTCTCAATCTATTGAGCTCTTCGATAGCTGCAGTTTGAGCTGCATTCAACTCTTCTTGTTGTCTAGCAAACTCATTCTCAATATCCTCAAGCTCCATTTCTTTGAGTATGTCTCTAATGGTTTGCTTTCTGTCTAATTCTTCTTGGTCTAACTCAGCATTTAACTGTGCAGACTCTAATCTAACTATCTCAGCTTCTTGTTCTCTTGCGATTCTTTCTGCTGTAGCAGCCGCGAGCTCAGCTTGTAGTTCTCTACGGTCCTCATCGTTGCTAACGATACTCAACTGTTGTTTAATTAGATTCTCATTTGCCTGAGCTTCTAGGAGCGCATTGGCTACGAGCTTCTCATTAGCTTCATTAACTTTATCTAAAGCTTCTTTGCGTTCGTCATACGCACGAGTTGTGTCCTCAGCTATCTTCTTTTGTTCTTCTAACTGTTTAGTCAACTCAGCATTCTCAACGATTAGTCTATTCTGTAATGCTGCAAATTGATTAGCAGCTTCGATACTAGCATTAGATGCTGCGATAGCTTGCTTGCTTTGCTCTACAATAGTAGTAACAGTCTCTTTGATAAAGTTAGCTGCAGCTACGAATGGCGCTTGTACCTCTTCAGCTGCTTCGGTAATAGCCATTTTAGTATTATCAATCTCTTCGTTGATTGACTCTAACTGTGCTTTGAGTGCTTCTGCTTCTTCACTGTCACCAGTAAACTCATTCCATGCGATACGAGCTTCCAGGATTTTAGCTTGCATCTTTTGGAATAGAAGTATAAAGTTATTCTTGATGTAGTCACCAAGAGAGCTAAACCAATCACCAAGACGTTGGACGCCAGCTCTCAGATCTTCGACTGCTTGTTGTGGGTTAGTGAACGCACCAACTAGGTTATCGATCAACCATTCAACAGCTACTTGTACTTGTTCAAAGATAACACCAAGCACAGCCATACTACCTTGTAGTATCTTGGCTCCTGTATCTGTTTTAGTAAACTGCTCTACTAACTTGGCTACGACTCCTACGAGTAAACCTATACCAGAGGCTTTGATAGCTGTGCCGATACCTTTGAAGGCAGCTTTACCGATACTACCAATCTTGGCCAGTCCTTTTGACATCTTGCCACCACCACCGCCAGCTTCTTCGAGTTCTTTGCCTGTTTTCTTGGCTTCTTTGCCTAGTTTAGCTACCTCCTTCTGTAGTTCTTCTACAGATGAGACCTGCTTTTCTATACCATCAATGGTAAAACTGATTTTGACTTCTTCTTGTGCCATCTAATTAGAAATATACTTGTGAGCCATTTTGAATTAGTTGAACAGGATCTCCATTGAGTATACCTCTTCGTTTTCTAACCATCCACTTGGTGTTTGGCCACTTCCACCACGTTTTCATCATAAAATCTGTGTCATTAGAATCTGGAAAACAAATGTGCATCTTTCTACGATGCTCATCATTACCTACGAAAGGCTTTGGATCTTGAGTCCAATATGGAGACCAAGGTCCAAGCTGTTTCATTCTATTCATTATTTGGAGCAGTCTGGGCTCATCATAATCTCCAAGAATAACACAATCTATATCATGTGTGTCCCAATCGCTGACGATGCCTCCAACAGCCCACAGATCGTATCCGTGCCAATTGAGTTCAAGAACTTGTGCAAAGTATTCAACAAACTTTTCATCATGTAGACCTTTCATTATCGATACCTATAGTTCAATAACTTGATCAACTGCACTTTAACTGGTGCCTTCTCACCTATAGGTGCATCTATGACTTTCTCAGGTCTATAGTAGTTGCCATCGAGGAATATAACATCATCGAATGAGAAATTTTGTAGATCTACATTGTTGAGTATAAATGTACCAGTTACTCTACGCGCATTCTTGTTATACAATGATTGGATGTATGTGTTCCAATATCTTTCATACATCGAGCTGCCAAGTTGAGTAGGAAAGC